AGATGATAGCAGAATTATAGGCATTGCAACAGATATTGAAAAGCAGTTAAAAAGAGATTTTTGCGACAATGCACAGCTATTTTTTGAAGATGATTTAAGCGGCTTTTATAGTCAAGAAAATAAAGATTATATATATACAAATAATGGCTCTTGCATGAATAAAAAGCCCGCAACATATTTTGAGATATACGAAAAGTTTATAAATACAAAGGCTCAAATAGTAGGATTAAAAGTTGGGAGGCGGGTAGTTGCTCGGGCTATTCTTTGGACAAAGACAATTAAAGAAACACATTCAGGGCTAGGGGTAGAGATTGAAAGCATTAAAGACAAAAAATATTATCTTGACAGAATATATATTTGCAAAGAATTTGAGAACAGCATACAAGCAGAACTTCAGAGCAAACTATATAATCAAATTAAAAGAGCTTTGCGGCTTGACTTATTAAATTGTTATAGTATATCACACATAAAAAATCTTTATAAAGATATAGAGAAAGCAAAAACAAATGGTAGACAATATCCAGATTTTGCGATTCAGATCAGCCAAGACAATTTTTTTAATCTTACCCACTACCCTTATATGGATTCATTCAGATGGGGCGAAGAAACAAGCAATAATATAATTTTTGACATGGATGAAGATAAAATAGATTATATTTTAGAAGATACAAGCGGAGATTATACAGAAGGCGGTGGCGGTGTTTGTGAGTGTTGCGGTGAGAGATTCCACGAAGATGACTTGTATTGGTCAGAAGCAGAGGGCGAACAAATTTGTGCTGATTGCGGCGTATATGTAGAAGAAAGAGATGACACAATAAGGGAAGAGTACACCATTTACAATGAGTATACGCAAAATTATCATTATAAATATGATTTAAACTATTAACCTATTATTAACTAAATTTATGCTTATGACACACAAAAAAATTAACCCCTAACAATTTTAATAAGATTCCTTTTAATGATTATACAATAGCATTAATTGGTTTGTTATTCTTGATTTTAGGATGTTAAAAAAAATTGCAGCATTTAGAAAATATTTAAATAAAATGCTTTTTAAGTGCTGCTTTTTTTCTTTTTATACGCAAGTTTTTCAATAAAAAGTTATAAAAAAGATTTTAAAAAGTTTTTTTTAATAAAAAAGTCTAGAAAATTGATTCAAAATGATTTTTTTTTGCAAAAAGGGATTAAAAATCCTAAAAATTAAAATTCCGTAATATTGTAAGTTGTTGTTCTTTGAGCTAATCTACATACACGCTCTAATTTTAAATCCAATTTCATAATTAGATATTCCAAGTTATTTTTGGAGGTAATAATTGTATAGTTATTTTTCCAATTCTAAATTTAAACATGATTTGTGATTTTTGGTTATTAGGTTATCAAATATGCTAGTTGCGATATGAGCAACAGCGTATTCTATAAGAATCCAAAGGTATAGTAAAAAAAATATAATTTCAAGAAGTTTTTGGAAGTAAAAAAATTCTTAAAATGGAAACAAATTCAATTTCATAAAGGTTAGGGTTAGTATAGGGTATTTAATACTCTTAAAGATATAGATATGGTAAAAGTTAAAGTTATGAATAAAGACAGGTTAATAAAATTTCTAAAAATTTCGTAGGAAATGTGATATATTTTGTTTTATTTGTAAAAAAAGAATTATGGCTTTATACCATCCGCCCAAAACAATTACATCTAATGCTGCTCCTGCAATAACTGCAGACTTGGCTTATGAGAGTCATGGCAAGTGTGGCTACACTAGAATTTTAAGAGTAACAGGGGAGTTGGAAGATAGGGTTTTTAATGCAGCCACAGAAGGTAAAGGTAATGCTTGGAAGATGGTTGTGTTAAGTGTAGGAACATATGCGGAAAATACAGAGTGTGGTTGTGATAATACAGGAAAGTTTGAGGCATTTACAGCTCTGAATATTAATATAAACGATTCTAATAAAATGGTGGGAGCTAAATTTGAACAAAATTTTGAGATAATGGCTGATATTACTTATGTTAGATTAGATAGAAGGGCTACAGATATGGTAGTTGTTCTTTATATGGATTGTACACAGTCATAAAATAAAAATATAAAATTTAAAAAAAATAAAATATGCCTTGCGAAGAATGTGAAAACGGATATTATAAATGGGGAAAGACAGGGGAGTGTGAATATGAAACTCTTGAAGATTGTCAATTAGCAAATCAAGGAGAATACCTAGAAGATGTGGTAAAAAAAGAAAAATATAATCACGAAGAAGATGTTGATTATGTTATGAATTTTACAGAAGAACAGATGGAGGAGCTTCATACTAATGGAGAAGTTATAATACATGTTGAAGAAGATGGAAAAGAAATGGTAATTAAATTTACTTACACTCCTGAAGAAGTAGATGCTGAAGAATTAGAAAAAGAGTATGATAAGCTAACATCCTCAATGCTTGATGAGGAGCTAGATGACTATATAGATAAACTAGCCGACTCTATAAGAAAAATATAATATGGCGGAAACTTACAATGATTATCCTCAATCAGCAACCAATAACGCAAAAAGAGCGTTAAAGTGGAAAGAAGAAAATGGTAGTTCTTGTGGAACTCCTGTGGGATGGAAAAGAGCCAATCAAATCGCAAAGAGAGAAAAGTTGAGCCGCTCAACGATTGCAAGGGTTGCATCATTCAAAAGACATCAACAACATAAAGATGTTCCTTATGATGAAGGTTGTGGAGGACTAATGTGGGACGCTTGGGGAGGAACAAGTATGATTGAATGGGCAATAAAAAAACTAGAGCAGATTGACAATCTTGATGCTTTAGTTGATGAGTTGGTAAACAGAATTAAAAAACTATAATATGAGTGAAGATAAAAGGCACAAATTAAGAGAGAGTAATCTTAACAGATTAAACCCCTACAAAAACACAACAGAAAAATATTTTCCAAATGGAGGTAAAATAAATACTGAGGGAAGAAAGAAAGGAGAGAAAAATAATGTTACTGCTACAAAAATTAGCAGAAACGCTTTAACTTGGGCTTTAGAAGGGCACTCAACCAAAATAAGAATGGCTTTAGATAAATTATTTGACCAAAATCCTGAAGCTTACATAAATGCAGTTTCAAAACTACTTAACTACACAGTACCAAAATTATCATCTTCTGAAATAAATGATAATACAACAAAAAAAGTGAAAATAGAGTTGAATGATGATGTGAGCATTGAGGAGCTAAGAGCAAAACTTGATGACATTGAAAACAACTGATGACGCTATTAAATTTGCATTAGAAAAAAAATTATGCGAATTATCATTCTATGAGTTTTTTAAACGAGCTTGGCATATCGTTGAACCTAGTATTGAGCTGTCTACTAATTGGCATCATAAATACTTATGCGATATATTACAAGAAGAAGCAGAAAGAATAATAGCTAATAAACCAAAAACGAAAGATATAGTTATAAATATACCCTTTCGTTCTACAAAATCACTTTTAGTTACAGTTATGTTTCCTGTTTGGAGTTGGATTAAGAATCCAAAATTCAGATTTATAACAGCTTCATACTCTGCAGAACTTTCAATAGAACATTCAACAAGAAGTAGGGATATAATAAACTCATCTTGGTTTAAAGATAGATGGGGAGAATTGTTTCATATTAAAAAAGACCAAAATCTAAAATCAAGATATGAAAATAATTTTTTGGGGGTTAGGAGAGCGACAAGTGTAGGAGGAACAGTTACAGGGCAGGGGGGAGATTTTTTGATAGTTGATGACCCTGTATCTCCCCAAAATGCAGCTTCTGAAATAGAAAGGGAAAATGCTAACGAATGGTATAGAACAACATTCTACTCAAGACTTAATAATCCTCTAACAGGAATAAGAATAGTTATTATGCAAAGAATACATGATAACGATTTAAGTGGTTTTTTATTATATGGACAAGACAGCAGGCTAAAATATAAGCATATTTGTATTCCCGCAGAATTATCAGATGATGTAAAACCAAAAAATTTAGAAAAATTTTATGACAAAGATGGTTTGTTTTGGACAGATAGATTTAGTAAAAATATTCTTGATGATTATAAACAAGCTTTGGGTAGCTATGGATACGCAGGACAGCTTATGCAAACTCCAACACCTCTAAATTCAGGAATGATAAAAGCTGAATGGCTAAAAATTGATAAATTTAAAATGGTAGATGTTGGAGAGGTGTCAGTAGTTGATTTTGTCATAGACCCTGCATATACATCTAACGAAAAAAATGACCCTTCAGCATTGTTAGCATATATATTTAAAGATAACAGGTGGCAAATTATAGATTGTATAAATGTTCACAAAGAATTTCCTGATTTAGTTAAATTTATACCTCAATGGGTGCAAAAAAATGGATACACTAACAGAAGCAGGGTATATGTAGAGCCAAAAGCTTCAGGAAAGTCTATTGTACAAACATTGCAAAAAGAAACAGGATTAAATGTTAGAGAAGATAAACCACCATCAAAAGACAAGGTTGCTAGAGTTCAAGACATCTCTGCAACACTAGAGAGTGGAAGGGTAAGTTTGTTGAGTGGTAAATGGAATGAGGAGTTTATACAACAGCTTGTAAAATTTCCATCAGCAAAACATGATGACATGGTAGATTGTTTAGTGATGGCTATAAATAAAAATATGTGGAATAACGCAAAAATTGTATATTTTTCGTGATTTCCAAAAACTTCTAGTGTAATATAAAAAAAATTGATATAATTGCGAAATAATAAGAAAATCTTTATGAAGATAAGCAGCCTAAACCAAGAGCATGAAATTATTTTACATAAATATGTAAAATTTGTACAAGGCGTTGTTTATCATGCAACAGAGCATTCTCAAGAGAAAAAATTTTCTGATTTTAACGAAATTATAGAAAATATAATAGATTATACTAATGCTTATGACAAATATGTAAAAAGCAACTCAAAATTAATGGAAGTTGCATATATGACTCCAAACTTAATGCTTTATGCGTGTATGGGGTTCTTGTCAGGAGTAAAAAATAAAAAAAATACAAATACTATTGAGATTCTTTCAGAAGAACTTTTTGAAAGAACAGTAGATTTTATAGGAGAAACAACAGATATACTACAAGATATTAAAATAAAAGAAGATTTTCAAAAAAAAATACTAACAAATCAGACAAATGAGCATAACAATTAGCATAAATAAACAAGGAAAAGAGCAAGAGGTTAAAATTCCTGTAGATTGGAAAGATATGACTATTAAATACTTTGGTCAGTTAGCAACAATTATTTCAAAACACCATAATGACGCTAAAGAAGGAAAAAATGAAGAAGCATCTGAAGAATATGACCCTTTTTCATCACAAAAAATAGAGCTTGATGATATGCAATTATTAAGTATGAATCAAGATATATTCGCATATGTTACGGGTTTACCTAGAGAAGAAGTTAAGCTTGTTGAAAACCATAAAATAGCTAAAGTTTTAGAGGTTATGGGAATGCTTTCTGAAGAATATAAATACAAGGGGGTCAGAAGTTTTGTTTTTGAAGGGGAAGAATACTTTTTCCCTTCAGAATTTTTTAAAAGAGAGACTTTTGGGGACTATATTGAATCTACGCAACTTGATATGTACATAAAAGATATGCAAAATGGAAGATTTGATGTTTTGCCTGAGCAAATGGCAATATTATGTAGGAAAAAAGACGAAGTGTATCATGAAGATGCTATTCCCGAAAAAGCTAAAAAATTTAGCAATATAACAATGGACATAGCTTGGGAGTTCGCTTTTTTTTTGACCAATCAAAGCGAAAAATTACAGAGACTTTTCCCTACATCTTTTCCCCTCAACAAAGACGAGCAGGAGGCGTGAATACAGACGGATTATATAAGACATACATACAGCCATTTGGGTGGCTAAATAGCCTTTATATGCTTGCGGAGAAGAAAGTGTTTGATATAGATGGCAAAAATGGAATAGATAGCGTAAAAGAAACTAATTTATATAATGTTATGACTTATTTGAGTTGGATAACAGCAAAAAACACATTTGAAAACAAAGTTCAAGAAAAAATACACAATCCAAACAAAGTAATGTAATATGGCGATAATAAGATTAACAGATATAGTAGAAACAATGAAAACTAAATGGACTTATGGAGATAAGTTTTTTGGCTATACAGAAGAATTTAATGATAATCACAACACTCAGTACCCATCAATTTTAATTAGTCCTCCAAATTCTACATATCCTGAAATTATGCCTAGAAACGGATGGGAATTTTATTCTTTTACAATATATTTTTCAGATTTATACAACAATACACAACAACAAAACGAAAGCATTCAGCAAAGATGGGACAACTTACAAGATTTAGCTAACGAGTGGCTAGATATGTTTCTTAAAGCCTACAATGGGTCTGACGAAGGCAAAACAGTTCTTTCTAATTTAACAGATGATGGCGTTACAGTTGAAAGAGTTAAAGAAGTTGCTAATGATAAGCTTCTTCAAATAAGAATGAATTTTGGATACAGAATATTTAGCAAGTGTTTTACGCCTGTGTCTACTTATCCAAATCAAATTAGTAATTTAACATCTTGGTTTAGAGCAGATAGCAATGTAACATTTAGCATACCAACAAAAAAGGTAAGTTCTGTTGGAAATAACATGGGAAGCATTATTTCAAACTCAAACACAGATTCTCAACCTTTAAGGTATAGCTATGGAGGGCTTTTAGATAAAACTATACTTACTTTTGATTCGGACAGCTTGCTTTCAGCTCAAAACTTTACAACAGGGGGGCCAACTGCTGAAGAATTTACAATATTTGAGGTAAGTAAAATAAATACCGCTAGTCAATCTGTTTTTGGATATTTTGAGCTAGCTACAGGAGTTTCTATTGAAATGGGATTAAGTGCTACGGGGCATTATACAGCTTCAATTAGTGATGGAACAACAACCTTAACGGCTTCTGCAGGGACTTCAGAGCCCGGCACATACCATATAGGTTGTTTGAGAAAACAAAACAAATCAATTTTTGTAGATTACAAATCTGCAACAGCTTCTAGTAATTTAACAGATTATGATGCGGCTTTTGACATGAGTAAGTCTTTTGAGCAAGAGAAGTTTATAATAGGTTGTGGTAGAGAAAGTGATGGTCTTGTTCCTCCCGCAATAACAAATGTTAGATTTATGAAAGGAAACCTACACGAGGTTATTATTTATGATAGAAAGCTGTCAGATGATGAGATGGCAAAAATAGATGATTATTTAAACAAAAAATATAAAATATATTAAGATATGAGTCAAGCAGCAAGAGGGTCAGTAGCATGGGGGCAAATTCCATTATGGTTTAGTACAGGAGGTCAAAGTACAAATATGTATACCCAACAAAAGGGTGCTTCTGCAAATTATATAGTATCGGCAAATATGCCTATGATTTATCAAGCAGTTTGGACTGCAACAAGTCCCGACTCTAACGAAACATATATCCCGCAACAAGCGGGAGATGTTGTAAACGCTATTTTTAAAGTGTATGCTACCACAGATTATCCTCCACCCGCAAGTACCACTGATTATGATTTAATAGGTACTATTAAAAAGTCAAGAGACCTTCCTAATGTAAATTATTACGACTCTAATGTCCCTAACAGTCAAAGGTTTACAGTTAATATTCAAAAAATAGTAGCAGACCAACTCTCATACAATTTATGCCCTATAGGAGCGGGTTCTACTAATTCTCTTACATTTGGTGGTATGAATGGAGGGGCAAGAGTTCAAGATAATATTACAGAAATGGTAAGCCCTTACAATTTAAGCCGTAACGGGCAATTTAGAAGGATAGTGGTTCGTGTAGATTTTGAGGTTTTAGACTCCAATCTGCAAATAGTTACATCAACTACATCTCTTGCTACCGCTCCTACAGTTCACGCTTTAAATGCTACTGTAGATTTTAGACAGTCAAACTACTTTTACTCAAATTTTTTATTAAATGAATGGTCTGTTACTGAATCAAAAAAATCAAGAGCTTTAACTCGCTGCCCTAATGTAACTACATATGATTCTGGGACTCCTGTATATAAAAAGCCTATGCGTTTAGACTCTCAAGGAGAGTTTTTGTCTTTTTATGTGAGAAGCACTTTTAATGGTAGTTTTAATGAAGATGTTTCTAATGTTTATGAAGTGTATGGGAAGGCTTTTTATACTGACGGAACAGATGAAGATTTTGTTTTAGGCTCTACTTGGTCTTATCCTGTAAACAACGACCCTACAAATATAGGAGAGAGAATACAATCAGATTTATCAAACACATTTGTATATAATTCTGCTACAGATATAAATGGAGAAACATATACAGGGACAAGTGATACTCAATTCGCTCAATATCAAAACAACCCTGCTATTCAAAATGTTGGAGCCGCTTATATTGACGACCATGCCTATCCTCCTCAAAACGCTACTTATCCATACACAGGAACTCAATTCTCTCCTATAAACCACGCTACAAAAACTTGTACACATTATTATGTTTATGTAAGAAGCGTTTGGTTTCATAACACAGGGAGTGCCCCTACAAACACTTGGGTACAAAATAGAAAGTCTAGTGTTTATTGGTATTTTATAGATGATGAGCAAGAGCCTAAAGCTTTCCCTTTTGTTAAGTTTTATTGGCTAAACAGCGTTGGAGGAATAGACACTTATACAGCAAAAAGAAATACTTTGGAGTCTGTTTCTGTTCAAAGAACTTTATCAAGAAGCCAACAAGCAAATAAAAGATATAATCAAAGTAATAATTCTGACGCTTTTACAATTAAAGACTATATCAGTCAAACGACTAGAGGTTATGACACTTATAAAGGTGGGTTAGAGGTTACTTCTGTTGATGTTCAAGAAAACAACTCGGTATATACAGAGCCTATGAACAAGAATGTTTCTAAATGGCTTTCTGAGTTAATAACATCTCCAAATGTTTGGGTAGAGGATTCGGCAGAAGATAGTACGGTAATGCCTGAATATAAGGATACATTCGCTTATACTACTAATTTATTTAATGACACTATGAGGCCTGTAGGCAAGATTTATAAGCCCGTTGTAATAACTAATTCAGAGGTAGTAACAGTAGACGAAGAACAAGGGTTGGTTTCATTTAATATACAATACACTCCTTCTTATAAAACAACTACCCAAAGAAACTAACTATGATTACGATAAAATTAGTAGATTATAAATATAGGAAAAATAGCACAGGATATGCAGAAAACCTTATTAATATGCAGAATGTTCAACAGCTCGCTCCTTTTGGAGGAGATGCAACAATAGTAGACAAGCAAACCCTTAAATTTAATACTGCGGCAGCTACTTCAACTGTTTATCCTATTTCGGGGCCACTATCTATAGGTCATCAGTACGAGCTTAAGGTTCAAATTTCTGATTATTCAGGTTCAGGAACTATAGGGTTCTCTACTTCTTTGCAAGACGGAACAGTTGATTTGCCCTCAAACGCTAGGGGTAGTGCTAATGGAACATTTACAGGAAGTGCTTTTACAGCTAGTTCAAACTCAGGTGTTAGAGCTTTTGCACATGCTACAGCATCAGGCACAGCGACTTTTTGGTTGGTACAAAGACAAGCCATAGAAAGATATAGAAGTTATATAGGAGATTTAGATGTAGGAAAATCAGAAGATTTCCCTTTATCTTTAAACTTTTCTATAGCAGATGTAAGAAATTTAGACTCAAGAACAGGAACATATAGTAAGACATTTAACATTCCCGCTACAAAAAACAATAATAGAATTCTTAAAGGAATTTATCAAGATGGTGTTGTGGTGGGTCGTTATAATGCAGGAGAGGCATCTTTACAGAACCCTATAACTGCAAAAAAAGATTGCGTTATAAATATAGATGATTTATATTCTATATCAGGAAAGCTAGAAATTACAGCAGTAGGAAATACTGATACTCCCCAATATTATTCTTGCGTTTTTTATGGCAATAATTCTGATTGGGCTTTTTCTTTAGAAAACAGGCTTTTAAAAGATTTAGCTGTTGCAGATAGTATAGACCCATCAACGGGAGAGATAGTTCAAGGAGCAGCAGGAAGTGGTTGGGATAATCTAAATGGAAAGGGGGCTAATACAGGAAAAGGTTTACCCTTAACTTACGCTGCTATTATAGATTCTTTTGAAGTTGATGATGCTCAAAACAAAACACCTTACAATCAAGCCACAGTTACTAATACCCTTCCCGTTGTATATCCTAATGTGGGATACGGAGAAAGAAACGAAAGCGGAACTTGTGCTACGCAACAATTATTAAAAAATGCAGACGAGGCCAATGGATGGGGAGCAGCATATACAGGTTGTTTTGGTTTTAACAATAGCGGAAATTCATATGGAAATCCAACGCCAACTGTAGATTGGAGGCCGGGAATATTTATATATGATATTATACATCAAATATTTAAACAATTAGGATATAAGCTTTCATCTACTTTTATTGAGACAGCTATGTTTAAAAAGTTTATTATGATTTTGCCTAACTTTACCTATAACAACTCAGAGGATAGATTAGCTGAGTATAGTATAGGTGGGGGATTTGATGCAGGGGGAACCGCTCTAACTCCGGGTAAAATAATAGATGTTTCTAATACATACTCTAATTACACTCAAAATCAAGCTGCTTGGCCTGCTTGGACTGTAAAATGGGATAACGAGGGTAATTATGTTCCTCGTAACTATTACGATAATTCGGGTTGGAGTAGCGGAATATATACAATTCCAGAAGCAGGTTTTTATGATATTAACACCACAAACATAGGGGTAAACATAAATGAAATCTGTTATGCAGGGGCTGCCGGTCAATCAATGAAAGTTCACTATGTGCAATTACTTTTTGAGGTAAGAACAGTTGGTAATCCCTCACATTACAAAACCCTTGCTAGCGTAGAGGGAGCTATCCCGTCAAACACAGCATTAACTTGCCCTAACGCTATTAGCAACCCCTCTGACTACATGGGAACCTTTGAAGATATAGAGGTTGAACAAAGGTATTTTAACAAAGGAGATAAAATAAGGTTTCGTATAAAGGCTAAGATTTCCCATACCAATTCGGGAACTCAAGATATTGGAATAAGCATGACAGTTTGGGGTGGAAACCCACAAGCTTATACTGTTTCTAGTGCTAGTTCAGACGCTACAGGGTCTGTAGACATTAGGTTTTCTGCTGAAGAAGCGGCTTGGCAGCAAGAATACGACCTTAAGCATGTTATAGACAATGAACAAACACAGTTAGGTTTTTTAAAGGGAGTTATTCAAGCTTTTAATCTTTATGCTGATACAGATGTAGACTCAAAAATAGTTACTTTAGAGCCTTTTTATTATGCAGGAGACGACAGGGCAGATGCAGGTATAACAGATTTTTTTGAAAATCAAAACACAGCTTTAGATTGGACATCAAAGGTTGATTATACAAAAAACATAGAAGATAAATTTTTAGAAACTACTTTAACAAACGAGCTTATCTTTAAATTTAAAGAAGATAGCAATAACAAAAAAGTTGCCGATAGAGGAAGAAGATATTGGGATGGTATTCCTGATGAGTACCCTCACAAAGAAATTGTTGGTGGAGATGCTAAAAAAGGTGTTACTAATTTTGAAAACCCTTTCTTTTCTAGCACATACAATAGTCATGATGGAATGATTGGTGGAAGTGCGGTTTGTTCTGCAGGTGCTTGTGCGTGGGTTCCAACCTCAGCGGTTCTATGGGGAGAATGCGATACATCTCCTCCTACTTTACCAACAAGTTGCAGCGGATGTAGGCCTCCAAAAGGAAATAATTTTCAACCTTCTCTTTTAAATTATGTAAAGGAGGGTTATGAAAGGCGTCCTATGGGTACTGATGTTATGCAATGGAAAACTAGAATACAAACTTGGGGAACATCAGAAAGGTGGCTTACATCAGGTATTCCTGAATTAGACACATCAGGAAATATTGCAACATATTACGCTTCGCTATGCCGAGCTACTTCTTATGACGACAGGAGGCCTTATAATAATGCAGGTGCAGGTAATCCTAGTGAAACGCCGCCTGTTTTAGTTTTTGCTTCTCCTAGATTAGGTCAATACAACCATCTTAGTCCTAATTCAAATTATATGTTGCAATATGTAAAAGGTCTTTATCAAACATATTACCAAGTTATGATAGAGATGTTAAAAAAAGATAGTAGGATAAAACAAATTCATATAAACCTTAATATGAGTGATATAGTAAGCTTAAACTTAAGAAGATTAGTTTATATAGATGGTTATTACTATAGAATAAATAGAATTATTGATTTTCAGCCCGGTAAAAATCAATCAACAAAAGTTGAACTTATACTTTGGGAAGAAGTGGGTGTTTATCCTGCAGCAGCAGGCGGTAATTTTTAAATTATGACAAGACGATTAAATAGTATAAATAGTGAGGGACAAGCTATAAAAGCAGGATTAGATGTTTTTATGGATATTGATGTGTATTCAGGAGATTACTTGGCTTACGGAGAGTCTTTTATACTTGGGACTTTGACAGGTTCAACTGACACAGCTACATCACATGACGATTATGCGGGGCAGGCTATGTCTGTGGCACCCCCTGAAAGTGTTAATACTTGGTATAGATTTCATACAAGTGGTGTTATATATGAAGATATAATATCGCCACGAACAACAACCAACTCTCTTACAATGTCAGCTGCTATTGGAGAGCTTCTTCCTAGCCACTCAGGAATGTACCAAAAACTGTCAGGTTTGGTTGTGGGATATAATTATGAGGTAAGAATGAAGCTGCATCCTTCTACTAATGTAGGAAGAATGGCTTTCAAGACTTTTTATTATGCTAATGAAAACGCTACCAATGCCTTATCAACTACAGAGCAAGTACAGGTAATATCTGCTAGCTCATACGAAGTGGTTTTTAATTTTACAGCAGAAACGACTAACGACATAGTGTTTTTTGATTTTTCTACCTCTACAGATACTTCTAACATACAAATATCTTCTATAAGTATAAAACAAAAAGAAACAGCAAAAATTATTGTAGTTGCAAACATAGAAAATTTAGGTATGTGTAAAGTATTAAGAAGAAATGAAGAAGCAGGCATAGAGCCTGAAGATGGAGACCCTAATATAACATTAGAATAAGATGGCTGACCAATATAAATTCATAAAAGATGCCTTAAAAAAAGAAGCTCCTTATATAATAAGTCAGCTTCAAAAAGAATTAGACCATCAGCAGCATATTGCTTCAGGAACTTTATATAAAGGCTTTAGAGATATAATAAAAATTGGCTCTGACACTATATCTCTTTTGATAACTAATAACACTCCATATATGTGGCTTGTTAATGATGGTAAAAAATCAGGTGTAAACGCTAGTTATAATGCTATACTTGAGTGGGTTTATGAGAAAGAGGGTAGAGGTATGCTAACATTTAGTAGTAATCACGAAAGAGCAAATTTTGTGCAAAAAGTAAAGCATAACCTAGAAAACAATTATTTTACAAGGACAGGAGACATGAATGTTCCTCCTTATGGAAATAAAAGATATTTCTTTATAGATATTGCTGCACATAAAGTTAGGCAAAGTAACATACAGGATAGAATTAAAGAGGGGGTAGTAGCAGAGATTGAAGATGCTGTAAAAAAAGCATTATTAAAAGAAGAACTTACAATAACAATAGGATAAAAAAGACATGGCAAAAAATATAGCAATAGATGTTCAGATTAAGAATGTAAAAAAGATTACAGATTTAAAGAATAGCCTAAAGGAGTTAAGGAAAGAACAAAGAAATATAGAGAAAGAAACTAAAGCTTCAGGTAAAACAACACGAGAACAGGCACAACAATATACAAAAAACGAAAAAGCTATAAAAAGCCAATCTAAAGCTTTAAGAGAAAACAAAAAAGCCTTAGTAGATGGAACAAAAAGCACAGCAAAAGCGAACAAGGCTACAGGAAGTCTTACAAAATCTTTTTTAAAGGCTGCAGGTGCAATAACTTTGGTAGTAGGGGCTTTTAGAACAGTATCGGGGGCTGTAAGCAGAACGATTGCTACATTTACTGAGTTTGAATTTACAATGGCTAAGGTTCTTGCTGTTTCGGGAGCTACTGATGAGGAGTTTAAGGCTTTAACTGCAACAGCAGAGGAGTTAGGTAGAACAACATTCTTTACCGCAGAACAAGTTGGACAACTTCAATTAGCATACTCTAAATTAGGTTTTACTGCAAAAGAAATACAAGACGCTGTAAAGCCAACTCTTGACTTAGCAACAGCTACAGGTACAGACCTAGCAAGAGCAGCACAAGTTGCGGGTGCAGCAGTAAGAGGTTTTGGTTTAGACGCTTCTGAAACTGAAAGAGTTGTAGATGTTATGGCGGTTTCGTTTAGTAGCTCTGCTATGGATATAGAAAAATGGCAAACGGGTATGACAAAAGTTGCTCCGATTGCAAAAGCAGCAGGATTCTCTATTGAAGATACAGCAGCTATAATGTCTAAGCTTTCTGACTCAGGTATTGAGGCTTCTATTGCAGGTACATCTTTAAGAAATATTTTACTTAAAATGCAAGACCCTTCGTCTGAACTTTCAAAGTCATTTGGAAGTACAATTCACTCTTTAGACGACTTAGTTCCTGCTATGAAAAAGTTTGTGGCTGAAGGTGGTAGTATGGCAGATATTATGGAGGTTGTTGATTTAAGACAGGCAGCAGCTTTTGAGCAAATGCTTACAACAGCAGATGGAACGCTAGCTTTAAGAAACGAACTAGAAGATGCTAATGGAGAGGGAGCTAGAATGGCAGATATAGTGGGGGACACGCTACAAGGTGCTTTTCTTAAATTAAAATCTGCATTACAGGGTGTGTCTATATCAGTAATGAAAGACTTTGCTGAGGGAATGCAAAGTGGAATAGAAAAGGCAGCAGGATTTTTTAACATGCTAGCTGAAAACAGCAAAACAATAACAACCACTATTAAGTTTTTAGGTAAATTAATAAGAATAGTAGGTCTTTATAAATTAGGGGTTTTAGCAGCAACAAAAGGAACTAGAGCCCTTAGAATAGCAAAGGTTTTATTATATAAAACAAATGCAACTCTTACCGCTTCAACTATTACTTTAACAGGGGCTGTAAACGCTTTAAAGCTTAGTATAAAATCATTATTAAGCTCTACAGGTATTGGAATGTTGGTCGCTTTTGCTCCTGAAATATTAAACTTTTTTGGAGTTTGGGGAGACGAAACCGAAGATTTGACTGAAGAAACAGACGGACTTACTGAATCTCAAAGAAAATTACACGAAACATATCGTGATACTTTAAAAGAAACTGCAAAAACATCTCTTGAATTTGAAAGACTTATCAGTCTTAAAGAGCAAATGAATGAACTAACTGATGATGAAGGAAAACTTTTAGATGATAATGCTGTAAATCAAAAACAATATAACAGCCTTAAGGGGCAAGCCGCTGTTTTAATTAGAGCCCTTAATCAAGATTTAGAAGATAATGACCAAGCCCTAATAGATGAAAAAACATCTATAGACGACTTAACGATTGCTATGCAAAATCTTACTAAGGCAATGATGGAGCAAAGTATAGCTGACGCATTTAAAAGAAGAATGGAGACTATTACTGATGAGGCGGCTAATGCAAGGATTACTCTTTCTCAGCTTAGAAAAGAAATTGGAAAGACTTATATAACAGATGAGTGGATTGAAAAAGGAAGGCTTGGTACACAAGGACAAATAAGCGCAGGAGGTATTCCTCAATATTTTTCTTATGACGAACAAGGGCAAGGAGTAGGCACCCCTTATATGTACTTACCTCCTGAAGGTAGTGATTATTACAGGTATGCAACTAATGAGGAACTTATAGCTGCCATGATGGATAAGTCAAAAGTATGGAAATCAAATAATGTTAGTCTGTACCCTGATACAGAAACATTAGGAGACCTTCCTGTAAATAGAGATTGGGAAACCCTACAAAATACAACAATTACACAACAAGATTGGGAAAGGTATGTAAATATAATGAGCAAACAGGTTAAAGGGATGAAACGAATGGAGGATGAACGCCCTGAAGATTTTGTAAAAAGAATGTTTGACAAGTTGTTAAAAGATGCAGATATTAGCGGAGAGAGTCAGGCAGACTTATCAGAAACATTAGAAATTTTTGCGTCTGATTATGGTCTTGACCTTAATGAAATTTTAATAAGGGGTGGTACCACAACAGGAGGTACAACAGGTGGCGATGGAGGCCCCGACCCTATAGCTGTTACAGATTGGGAAACATTAACAAAAGAAGCTCTTTTAGTTGTAAAGCAGAAGTATGATGAGGCGGGGGCAAGTCAAGAAGAATATCAAATTGCATTAGCTGCAACAAGAAAGGCTATGCTTCAGCAAGAACTAGATGAATTAAACGCTTTAGAAAAATTAAATTTAGGTCAGAAAAAAAGAAAGCTAGACCTTGAAACTCAAATAGCAGATGCTACTATAGCTGAAAATCAAAACACCTTTAAAAGGCAAATGGAACTAGAGCAGGAAAAGTTCAATAAGCTTAAGCAAAAAACAATAGAAGAAAATACTGTTAGAGGTAAATTAACACATGATGGTCAGGCACTTCTTTTACAGCAAGAGGCTGAGTTCTTAAACACCAAGCTTAATCTTTATAATAGTTATGGGCAAAAAATTATTGGTATAGATACAGATATATCTAAAAACAAACAAGCTCAACATGAATTACAAATGAAGATGTTTAAAGACCAATTAAAGGCTATGGGTGGTATTGGTTCAGGGCTTCAAGATTTAGCAGGAGATAATGAGAAGTTAAATAAAGTTAAAGAAGCGGGTATTTTAATTTCTAAAATAGCACAAGGGATTGAGAAGGCTATGCTAATACAAGAGCAGCTGTTTGAGTTAGGATTAATCAAAAAAATAGCCCTAAAGAAAACAGATATAGCATTAACACAGCTTCAAACAACATCTAACATAGGAGAGGCTGCTAGTGAAAATCTTTCTACAGGCTCTATATTAGCCAATACAATAGCTACAATATCAAGTATTATACCTAAAGCCATATCTACAATTTTAAGTGCGTTTTCGGGGCCGCTTGGTATATTAAAAGCAATAGCAGCTTACGCTTTTATAAGAAAAATAATGAAGATGAAATTTGAAGATGGAGGTATTATTTCTTCTGATGATAAATATGCTAAAGGAGGAATGGTGTATGGTAAATCTCACGCTCAAGGGGGCGAAAAGTTCTCTGCAGGCGGTAGAGTGGTAGAGCTAGAAGGTGGAGAGGCTGTTATAAATAGAAAAAGTACAGCTATGTTTAGAAACCAACTTTCAGCTATGAACGAAGCGGGAGGGGGAGTAAGGTTTGCAGATGGAGGTTTATTAACATCTCCTCAGTTTACTAACTCTGAATTTGCTGCACAAAACCAATTACAAATGAGAGACGCAATGGAAAGACAAAAGAAAGTTGTTGTGGTAGAATCTGATATAACAGAAAGCCAATCAACAGTTAGTGTTATCCAAGCAAATGCGTCATTTTAATAACCTAAAAAATTAAACAAATGTTTGTTGATAAAAAAATAAAAGAAGATAGATTAAATGTGTGTAAAAATTGCGACTTTTACAGAAACTTTTTAATGTTAAAAAGACCTAAATGGACAAAAGGAGCAAGATGCGGAAAGTGTTCTTGTTTCATAGACGCTAAAGCTTCTCTTACTAAAGAGTTTTACGGAGAGTGTCCTGAAGGTAAGTGGAAAGAGTAATAACTAAACTTTATAATATGCAAAATCAATTTGATGTAATCTTATCTAAATTAACAGAAGAAGAAAAAAATGAAATCGTAACGCAACAAAAAGTCAATCTCAATGACATGAATGGGAAAAACATGTATAATGGTCGTGCTCTTGATTATTTTTTTAGGATGTGGCACAGGCACTTTCCTAATATAAGACAAAGTAAAACATGTAAAGGTTGTAGAGACGGGGTTGTTAAGTTTTATCATGGTGTTGCTGATTTAATATCTCAGCAAATAAATGATGCAAAGCAAAAACAAAAAGAGGAAGAAGAATTAAAAGCACCAAAAAAAATAGTAAAAGCAAAATCTAAAAAAAATAAATCTAAGAAATAATATGGCTAAAAGACAAAACGACATTGAGGTTGTGGAGGAGTATTTAGAAATATTAAATCAAGAAGTTACATTAAGATTTGGAGAAGCCACTTCAAAGGATACAATTAGACACTTAATTGAAAAAGGAATTATAAACCCTAAAGCTTTAAGAAACTATATGATAATATATGATTTTGAAAGTATTTTAAAGTTTAATCAGGGAAATAGAACTCATACTTTTATGGACTTATCTATTAAATATCACATATCAGAAAGACAAGCTCAAACCATAGTTTATAAAGAAAGAAAGAAGATAGAAGCTTCATTTAACATAACTTACTAAAATTTATTCCTAAAACTTCGCAAAAGTTAAATATCTAAAATATATTTTTGCACTTATGAAGAAAAATTGGTACAACATAAGTGGAAAAGCATCAGATGGTATAGCTGATATTTATATATTTGATGAGATAGGTGCTTACGGACTAAACGCACAATCATTTATTGATGAAATTAAGCCTTTTAAAAACGCTGCTCTAAACATACATATTAACTGTGTAGGTGGGGATGTTTTTGATGGAATGGCTATTTATAATGTAATTAAAAAAAGAACTGCACGAACTACAGTTTATATTGAAGGTATAGCCGCAAGCATGGGTAGTGTTATTGCTTTAGCTGCAGATACTGTGGTTATGGCTGAAAACTCTTTATTTATGATTCACAACGCTTGGGGTGGAGCAATGGGAGAGGCTAAAGAAATGAAAAAAACAGCAAAGCTTTTAGATAAGATTAGTGGAGAGATTGCTGATATATATGTTAAAAAGACAAACTTACCTTATAGTAAGGTAGAAGAAATGATGGATGAGGAAACTTGGTTAAATGCTGAAGAAGCATACGAGCTAGGCTTCGTAGATTCTATCTCGGATGCTATAAAAGTAGCAGCCAAATATGATGTTTCTAAGTTTAAAAATATTACAAGCGAGGAAATATCTAATAAACTAAGTGTTAATTTAAAAAGTAAAAAAATGACTGATGAGTTAAAAGCTTGGTTTAATGGTAAAGTTGAAGATATTATCGCAAGAGTAAAAAGTGAATCATCTGACAACGAAGCTGTTGAATCAAAAGAAGTTAGCGAAATAACTATAGCAGATGAAGCTGAAATTTTAAACAAGTTCTCAGATTTTGAAGCTGAAGCTATTAAGCTTAATGGGTCTATTGCTGAATTAGAAGGAGAAAAAGTTACTCTTACTGAAGAAGTAGAAAGACTAAGTGCTTTGTTAAGTAAAGCAGAAGCAAAAGGGACGGGCATTTCTACAGAAGGCGACCCTGCAGTAGTAAAAAATGAGGTAGAAAATAAAGAAGATGCGTTTTGGAACGGATTAGTAGCTAAAATGAATCATAATAATTAATATAAACTTAAAAAGAAAAAAAAATGGCAAATGTAGCATTAAACGGATTAGGTTCGCTTTATAAGGGAACTTATGCTAGTAAAATTTTATTAGAGCCTATGTTTACTTCAGATGATATTATGAGAAATTATACTATCTATCCTTCAGTAAAATATAAGCAAAACATAACAATGGCTCCTTCTTTAAGGGGTATCACAGCAAAACACTCAGGGTGTGGAGCAACTAATAGTTGCGACCCTGCAGGTTTCACTCTAACACAAAAAGTATTACACGCACATAATGTGTCTGTAAAACAAACTCAATGTTGGGAAGAATTTCATGATGAAGTTATTGTAGAGTCTTACAAAAACGGAATCAACATGCCTGACTTAACAGGAACACAATTAGCAGAAGTAATCATTAACAGAGTAAGAGCAGGTGTTGCTAACGATATGGTTAGAAATATGTGGTTTGGAGAAGAAACTATTTCAGCAGGTTCTGCTGATTGTTCTTATCAATCAATGGGTAATGGATTATTCCACGCCCTATCAGCAGGAACTGCTTTCCAAGATGGGTCAAGTGCTAACATGACTCCTGTAACAGGAGGATTAACTTTAGCAGCGGCAACAGCTTCTTATGCAACAGTAGGAGGGTTAATCAGCAATGCAGATGTTATCTTGTTATTAGATAATGTATTTAATACTGCACCATCTGAATTACAACAAGTACCTGCATCAGAAAAAAGAATGTTTGTTACACCAAATGTATATAACGCTTGGTATAACTGTTTAACTGCAGTAGCAGTAGCAGGAGCAGTTGATTACGGACACTCTGAGGCACAGGTTGGTAAAGAAAGATTATTCTACAAAGGAATTGAAGTTGTTCCTATGTATGAGTGGGATGTAGCTTTAGCTTTAGCAGCAACAGGAACAGGAATTGACCCATCTGCAGCGTTTACTCAAGCAGGTGCAACAACAACTACTCAAACAACAAATGGTGTTGTTTATACAGCAAAAGCTAACTTATTTATTGGTACAGATGTAGCAAGACCTGAGAATGAGCTTAAAATGTTCTATGATGAAGTATCAGAGAATATGTATATAAGAGCAGGATTCACTATGGGCTTCCAATATGGTTGGAACACTTTAGTTAATGGTGCTACTTTGATAGGGTAATAGTTAATAGTAAATAGGGAGGGAGTAATCTCTCCCTAAATACTTTTATTAATTTTTAAAAACAATAAATAATGGCAATAACAAAAGGGATAAATATAACTTGTGATGATTTACAAGCATCAGGAGGGATAAAGCAAATATATGTTAGAACTTGGGCTTCAGGAGATAGTATTACTTATACTAATAGTGCTACTGCACATGCAATATCTAGCATTAAAGATACAGGAGGCTCAACAGCTACTTGGTATGGTTATGAGTTCACTAATCAAAACCCTGCTCTTACTGTTTCAGGCTCACGAGAAAATGGCTCTACTAGATATGAGTGTAGTCTTTCTTTTATGATGCCAAGAATGCAGTCTGAAAAAAGTGCAAGATTACAGGCGTTTATGGATACTTGTATGATGGTTTTGGCGGTTGGAAACAATGGTAAAATTTATGTTATGGGTGTGAGCCAAAAGTATAGCAATGAGGCTGATGCAATTCGTAATCAAACTTATGTTAGTATGAGTGCGTTAGAAGGTAATTCAGGTGCAGCTTATAATGATGAGAATGGGTTTACAGTAACTCTTTCTTGCAACCAATGGGAGAATCTTAGAGAATACACAGGTACATTAAGTGTTTTTTCAGGTTCTGCAGGAACTAATGAGGCTACTACAAACTAATAATTAATCTTAAAAAAATAAAATAATATGGCAATAGCAGATGGATTAGCAATAAATTGTTCAGATTTACAAGCAGTAGGGGGAACACGCCTAGTTGCAATTAGAGTTTGGACTGAAAACGACACTGTTACTTGGGATGACGCAAATCATGAGATTGATACTATACTAACAAGTTCTGCAGCATCAGCATGGGGAGTTTTTGAAAGTAGAATTGAATCATCATCTTTAAGTGTTAATGGTTCTGCAGAAGGAAAAGATTGTACTACTTATGAGTGCTCTCTTTCTTTTTTCGTACCGGGAATGACTAAGTTGCAGTTTGATAGAATCAATGAGTTTACAGGAAAATGTTTAATGGTGTTAGTTATAGATAATAATGACGCTACATCAGGAAGCACAGCTCCTTCAGGAACTTTTGCAAGTAACAAGGTAATCGGTGTTTCACACACTAAAGCAAATGCGGACAAAGCGTTTAGAACTCAGCAGTACGCTACTTTAACTTCGGTTGAAGGAGGTACAGGTGCTGCTTATGGAGACGAAATAGGTGTTACTGTAAATATTACAGCTACACAATATGAAACTCCTAGACAGTATGCGGGTACTATAACTTTAGATGGAGATGCTTTGGGTCTTACTACTTCGTAGTAGGTAATAATAATTTATTATAAGGGGGTGTTAGTTAATAACACTTCCTTATTAATATCTTTTTAAAAATGTGCGACTGCGGTAACGAAAAAAGTGTAAATTTGATTAATATATATTTAACAATGGCAAATTATAAAAAAAACAGCAAGGCAAAGGGTGTTATAAATTCGGCAAACGGAGGCAAGCATGTGGATTTTAGAGAGGACTTAAGTCAAGAACAGTTAGCATACGCTTACGAAGTATTAAAAATGACTGATTTTATAGATAAAACATACAAATCTAATGAAAAAGACACTATCAAAAAACCAAAAGCAAAGCCAAGTAAAAAGAAAGACTCAGAAGAAAAATAATACTTTTGAGTTTGGCGTTTTTGATTTAACAGTACCTCCTAGTATAAAAGAGGTTAAAAACATCAAAAACCTTCCTAACGATTGGGTTCCTTTTGGAGATGACAACCTCTTTCCTCAGTATTTAGCAGAGCTTAAAAGAAAATCTTCTACACACAGAAGTGTTTTGGCTCAAAAAACTGTATTTACAAGCGGGGCTAAATTTGTTTGTGAGGATGAAAGCTTAAGAAAGTTTATAGAAGATGTAAACGCTGACCATGAGTCTTTAAGAGATGTTTTCAAAAAACTAGCAGACGACTATTATACTTTTGGTAACGCATATATGGAGTGTGTTATTTATGATGGGGGTGTAAATATTTATCATTTAGATGCCACTACAGTTAGAATGAGCAAGACCAAAAAAGAGGTTTATGTAAACCCTGATTGGTGTAAATATTGGAATCAAGACAAAAAAATAAAAAGACTACCTATATATCCTAGAGTAGCACACAATAAATTCGTAATACACTTTAAAGATTACGAGCCTACATTTAATTTTTACGGACTTCCTGACTATGTTGCTGCACTAGAGCATATCTGTGTTGATTATGAGATAGGAAAGTGGAATCACACTAAGTTCTTAAATGGCTTTCAGCCTTCTGCTATTGTTGAAATAAGCGGAGATATGGGAGAAGAAGAAGCTCAAAAAATGGTTCGTGAAGCTCAAAAGAAATTTGTAGGAGAGGGTAATAATGGAAAGATATTATTTATAGTAAAAAATGGAGACACATCTCCTGCTAATGTACAAGTTATAAAAGACGACCAAGAGGGAAGTTGGATAGATTTGCAAAAAATAACTGACCAAAACATTATAACTGCTAATAGATGGCAGCCTTCACTTTCAGGAATTGTGAGTTCGGGTAAAATGAATAATACAGGTAGCGAGATAAGAATAGCTTATGACCTTGTAATGACAACAGTAATAAGAGACACATCTGAATTAATACTAAATGGAATAAGAACTGTACTTTATAACGAGATGGGTTATGAGCCTAAAGATTTAAAGATACATTATGAACCGCCAATTTCTTATTCAAATGATGTAGATATTAGAGAGGTTCTTACTATAAACGAACAAAGAGCATTGATAGATGAAGATTTACCAATGTTAGAAGATGGAGATATGTTTGTTGCGGATAGAGAAATCATAGTTACGCAAAGAGATGATGATGGAGATGGGGAGGTTGATGAAGAAGAACAAATAACAGTAGAACAATAGGATATGGCGAACACTAGACAATATAAAACCTTAGTTACAGCGGGAGAGGTAATTGATAAAACTTTTACTAATAAAAATACAGACCCTTCTTTAGTTTCTGAAAACACTATTGTTTTGGCAGAGCTTGCTCACATTAGACCTTTATTGGGAGAAAAATTTTATGCAGAATTAAAATCAGAGCATGATGCAGGAACATTAACAGCTAATAATCAAGAGTTTATGCAATATTATCTTGAAGATTGTTTATCTTGGTTTGTAAGGTTTGAGGTGGTAAATGATATTATGAGTAATATATCTTCTAGTGGTGTTGTTCATAATATAGACGAGTTTTCAAGGATTATAAATTTAGACACTTATAATGCTTTTAAACAAGATACATATAGGAAAGCTGAGATATTTTCAAGAGACATGATGGATTTTTTAAATTCAAAAGATGAGGATGGTAATTATCCTACATTTGAAAATAACAAGCCTAACAGCATGAGTGATACATATAAAAATCATGGAATGATATTTTATGATAGTATATATAATTATACAGGAGTAGATGGTTGTTATGATTGTGGAAACCCTTACTACAATGGAAAGTGTAATTGTAATTGTGATAATTGTTAAAATAAATAATTAATGGCACTAAACGAACATAAAAACCTTCAAGACGCTAACAGACATAATCCAAAAGGATTTGAAACTGCTCAAAACAATACTATACTTACTAAAGGTAATGGAACTCCCGGATTAGACGATGGTAGTTTAGAGTGGACTTTAAAATCAAATATTAAGGCTGAAACTTATAATTTTTCAGGTTATTGCTCGTTGATTGAAAACTATCAATATGCTGAGCCTTTAATTTATGGTCAAAGTCCCTACGAATTAAATCAAGATTATGGTAGTGCTACGATTAGTTCAGGAACAACTGTTATGCAAAAAAGATTTTTTAGAATTGGTTGTTTTGTAAATCAAGCCGCTCTAGTAAAGACAGCTCAAATACAAATCTCAAATAGTAATGCAGAAAACTTTACAGTTGCTTTGGTTTATTATTCTCCTTCTGACACAGCAACCACAGCTTATCCTGTTGTTTTAGTTGAAAAGGTGTGTACAGGACTTTCTAGTGATAATAAAGTTGTAACTTATGCTTTAGCCTCTACAGACTTTACTACTACAGACATTCCTTCAGGGGCTCATTTATTTATAATGGTTAAGGGTATAACAGGAACTGCAGGCTCAACAGCATATGTTAATGCTGCCTTAAGAGTAGGATATGAAAAATAATTTAATAATGAAAAACAATATGAAAGATACAACTGAGGTTTTGATTGCAAATGGGGGTGTGTTGGGTTTGAGTTTAGCAGAGTGTAATGAAATACTTCTTTTTATTTCTACCATATTAGCTATATGTTTCACTATTTACAAATTCTACAAACTTTCAAAAAAATAAAAAAATGGCTAAAAATACTTTTGTTTTTAGGTCAAAATCCAATAAAAAAAGAAAGGGCGTTCACTCAAAAAATGCCTCAAAAAGTCAAAATGGCTACAAAAAAAAATATAGAGGGCAGGGAAGGTCATAGTAAACATTACTATGATTTTGATAGAAACAAGCCTCATATTAGAGAGATAAAATATTTTTCTTTAAATGAGTTTGACAGTCCTGACGATTCTGATTCAGGTCAAAATATGGATATGGACTTTGTTCGTAAGTTAGACGAAGCTAGAGAGTTAGCTAACACTCCATTTAAAATAACATCAGGATATAGAACTCCTAAGCATAATACTGCTGTTGGAGGCTCTATAACCTCATCACATATGAATATACCTTGTAATGCTTGTGATATAGCAATTAAAGATAGTTCTACTAGATATAAAATAATAAACTCTCTTTTAAAAGTAGGTATAAATCGCATAGGAATTGGTAAAAATTTCATACATTGCGACACAGACAAAAACAAAAGCCCAAATGTAATTTGGCATTATTATTAATCAAAATTAAACAAAATGAAAAAATTTTTAGAGAACTTCTTAATTGGACAAATGTTAAAATCAAAAAAGTTTTGGTATACAGTAATTGGTGTAGTCGTAACATTTTTACACGAAACCTTTGGTTTAGACCCTGTTCAAACTGAACAAATATTATACTCTGTAATGGCACTTGTTTTAGGTCAGGGTATTGCTGACGCAGCAAAATCAAAGAAATAATAATTGTTTTTAAAAATAATTTATTACATTTGTAGTCCTTCTTTGTGTGTTTTCAGAGTTGGATAGTTAGTAGTTAAGAGTGGGGAGTTAATAACTTCTCACTCTTTTTTTTTATAAAGTTCTTATTTTACTAAATTTGAGTATGAAAAAATACGGAAGAAGATTAAGATTGAGTCAAGATGAGGAAAATCTTATATATAAACATAGAGCTAAATCATTAGAAAATATAAATGACAATACAGCTTTAGACCAACATTTACTAGAGAGAGGTATAGATAAAAAAGAAGTTGTTTCTGTAAAGCATTGGCAGTCTGCTAGTGGAGAATACAGGTTTTCTATAGTAACTAAAGAAGATTATGGTTTAGATGAAAAACAAATATTTGACAATGTAAATAAATTTATAGAAGGATACTCTCCTGAGTATAAACCTATCACAAGAAAAAAAGGTAAACATTTATTAGTTATAAATCCATCTGACATACATATAGGTAAATACTCTAATGAACTAGAAACAGGAGAGCATTATGACTGTGAAACTGCTGTTATGAGGGTTTTAGAGGGGGTTCAGGGTCTTATACAAAAATCTAAAGGGTTTGATGTAGATAAAATTTTATTTTGCATTGGTAATGATGTTTTACATATAGATAATGTTTATAACACTACTACAAAAGGAACGCATCAAGATACTGATGGTAAATGGTGGGAGCATTATGAGATTGCTTTAATGCTATATGTTAAGGTTATAGAAATGCTAAGAGACATAGCCCCTGTTGATGTTTTACACTCTATGAGCAATCACGATTATCAAAGTGGGTTTCATTTGGCACATACTTTAAAATCTTGGTTTAGAAAAGCGGAAGATGTTTGTTTTGATATAAGTGTATCTCATAGAAAATATTATCAATATGGTCAGAATCTGATAGGATTAGAACATGGAGATGGTGCTAAAATGGATAAATTGCCACTTTTAATGGCACAAGAAAGGCCTAAAATGTGGAGCGAAACTAAATTTAGATATTGGTATTTACACCATATACATCATAAAGTAAAACACAAATGGCTAGACGCAAAAGATTTTATAGGTGTAACTGTTGAATATATGAGGAGCCCTTCTTCTTCGGACAGTTGGCACGCAAGAAAAGGTTTTTGTGGAGCTTCAAAAGCTTGCGAAGCTTTTATACACGATAAAGAAAGCGGTCAAGTAGCAAGATTAACACATTATTTTTAAGGGTATTTAAAGGGTATTTAATACTCTTAAATATAAATATAAGGATAAAGATTAAGTTAAATACTAAGTTAAATATCAAGTAATTTAAAAAAAACTTGTAAAAAAATTTGGTAGTTTAAAAAAATGTTGTATCTTTGCATAGAATTTTGACTAACTAACTATTAACGAAAACACTAACTATTATGAATTACGATAATTGGAAATTAAGCAACCCTACTGATGATGGATACGGATACAACATGGTGTCAAGATGTTGTGGTTCAGAAATTGTAGAATCAGAATACTCTGAATGTTGTGGCTCTAAACTTGTAGGAAACTCTGATATATGTTCAGATTGTAAAGAACATTGCGGAGATTACTATGTGTGTGGAGAATGCGGATGTGAGTGTGATGAGATAGAGGATTATGAGTGGGATGAAATACAAAGAGAAAACCATCTTGAAATGATGGCTGATGCTCGTAGAGATGAGTACTAACTATTAACTTAAATAATTAAATTATGAAAAAAACACAAACAAGTGATATTCTACAACACTTAAAAGATGGTAGAAGATTAACACAAAAAGAAGCTATAAATCAATATGGTGCATACAGGCTGTCAGGAATTATATATTCATTAAGACGACAAGGGTATGATATAGTTTCAATACCAACAGAAGTTCCAACTAGATATAAAAAATCAAATGGAAATGTAAAAACGACTACTGTTGTAAATTACAAATTAAAAGATAATAAAAAAACAAGCTTTGACTCTAGGCTTAAAAACTTTATAGGGTCTTTATTAAACTAATTATTAATTAAAATTTTTAAAAATGAAAAAAGTTGAAAACACTACAGAAGTAAAAGAAACAAAAGAAGAAACTTTAAAAAGATTATTCTTAGAGAATGGTTTAGTTAAAGAAGATGTTTACAAAGACAAGAGAGGTTTTGTAATCATAACAAGAACGGGTATAGACAAGATTGTATCTAAACAAAACATTACAGTTGCTTATGAGCCTGTTGTTATGCAAAAAGATTGGGTGGTTATGAGGGCTACTGCTACTATGAAGTCAGGACACAAAGGAAAAGATGTTAGAAATATGATGAGCTTTGGAGAGGCTTCCGATGACAATTTAATGGGAGGTGGCAAAAAGTTTCCTGTTGCTATGGCAGAAAAGAGAGCTATGTCAAGAGTTGTACTCAAGGTTGCAGGGTTTTATGAGCAAGGAGTATTTGGTCAAGATGAAATTACAGACTAATGACTGATGTAAATAAAACAATAAGTGGGTTTTATGATTGGATGGACGAGGTTCTCAATGGAAAACCATTAGAAGCAGAAATGTGGAAGTTAAACTACATTGAGAGCCTCTTACATTACACATCTTTAACAACTAAAGAGCAAGAAGAAATTATAAGCTCGCTTGATGAAATCAGCGATATAGAAGCAGATGAAATAATTCAAAGAATTAAAGAATACGAAATACATTTAGACCCAAAGCATCAGTATGAAGCTATGAGAAAAAATGGAATGTTTAACCCTAAAGATTTTTAAAATGAAAAACGATTATGATAAAGTAAGAAGCTCTAGGAATGAGCTTGAAGCAATCCTTAGAATAAGAGGAATATCCAAACAAAGATTTGGAAGAATATTAAATATTAAAGGCTCTACTATAGAGAAATACTTAGACAATCCCTACCACTTAAGATACTATCAAATGCAGAGACTTGCAAAGTTTTTAAACATAGATGTTAAGGATGTCGTAGATATAATAGAAGTAGATTTAAAAGATGAGCTTATAATAGTAGATGGCGAAGATAATTTTGTAGCAATAGAATCACTAACAAATCAAACGACAGATGAATAAATATAAATTAGAATTTACTAGAGAAAGAGATGAAAAAATCAAAGCAATAATTTGCGAAAGATATAATTTATCTTGGCCTGTTGTGGAGGGAAGAAGCAGGGTAAGAAAAATTGTAGACGCTAGAAGGTTGTATAGCGGAGTGCTTAGAGATTTGTTTTGTTTATCATACCAAAAGATAGCTAAGATTCTTAATAAAAACCATGCAACTATAATTCATAATGTTCAGCAACACGAAGTGTTTGTAAAGATTTTAAAGTCTTATAGAAAAAACTATGAAGATATTGAAAGAACACTTATGTTAGATGATAATTATTATATTCATGAAGTAAAAGAAGTAGAAAGAAAAATGAATGAGCTATCAGAAAGACTTAACGATTTAATAGAAAAGAAAAACAATTATAAATTAAAAATTAAAAACAAAGAAAAATGGCAGATAAAAACTATGTAGCAAGTAGTATAAAAAAAGTAACTACGCAATATGGAGATTTATTTAACGCAAGCTTTAAGGTAGAGGACTTGCAAAAAATATCAAAAAGAGGTTGGGTAAATATTACAATAGCAGAAAGGAGAGAGCCTTCTGAAAAAGGAGCAACTCACTATGCTTATGAAAACACTTATGAACCTCCAAAAGAAGTAACAACAGATGCTAAATCATCTAAAGATGATGATGATTTACCATTTTAAATAGCATAGGTTGGTGGGGTTAATATCAAAATTTTATTAACTGAGCGGTTATACTTTGTGATTAGATATAATTCCCCACCTTCCTTTTTTATTAACTAAAATTAATTTTATGGAAACTTATATACCATTAAACAGTATTAATTCAGACCACGACAAAGCAACATTAAGAAAAAGGCTTGACAAGGCTAAAACAGAAAACGAAAGGCTCTCAAAATATAATATTGATTTAAAATTAGAAATCATAGATTTAAGACAAGAACTAAATAATATTAAAAAAACTACTAAATAATTTTGTAGTTTAAAATATTCTTCGTATCTTTGTATAGAAATTAAGGGTTAGCTAACCCTTTACTAACTATTTATTAACTAAAAAACACGCCTATGACACACAAAGAATTACTTATTGATTTATTATCCGTACAAACCACAAGCGGTAATGAGTTTAATATGATAGCACATATATTTAACTTTTGCAGACAGAATGTGCCTGAAGCAGATGTAAAAGTAAAAGACAACAACATTTATATAACAAAAGGGGAGTCAGACATATATCCATGTGTTGTGGCTCACACAGACACAGTTCACGATATACATGACCACTTTAAAGTATTTGATGACGACGGATGCTTATTTGCATTCAACGCAAAGACAGGAACACAGGTAGGTGTAGGTGGCGACGATAAGGTTGGGATATGGTTGGCATTAGAGATGCTAATGAGGTTTGACAAAATCAAGTGTGCCTTTTTTCATTCAGAGGAGATTGGTTGTGTAGGTAGTAGAGCTGCAGACATGGATTGGTTTAAAGATGTAGGTTATTGTTTACAGGGAGACAGAAGGGGCAACAAAGACTTTGTAAACAATATATCCGGTAAACTATTTAGCAAGAGGTTTAGCAAGGCTATTGCACCTATACTTGCCCATCATGGTTATTCAGAAACAACAGGTGCTATTACAGATGTAGGTCAGTTAGCAGAGAATGGTATTGGTGTATGTGTAGCAAATATGAGTTGTGGTTATTATGCCCCTCATTCTGACCAAGAAATTGTAGAGTTTGACCACGCTGATAACTGCAGAATGATGATGGAGAACATTATTACAGAGTTAGGCTGTAATAAGTTTGAGTACTCGTTTTCATGCAGCTACGGAAACTACAACAACAAGTGGGGCGATTGGAGTGGAGCAGATGAAGATTTTTGGTATGGCAATGATGTTGAGGTTGTAGACGACAATGAAGGTAATGAGTCTTGTTATTACTGTGGTTGTAAAAACCTACAAGAGAGCTCGTTTAAAGGTTATAAGTTCTGTCCTGATTGTGATAGCGACATACTATCTGCAGATGATTATGAGGAGAAGGCATGGAATAATTCTTTTGACGACTATGAAGATATATCAGACAACTATGATGGCTCAATGAAGCATAAAGCTATAGTAAATCAATATTTAACTAACTATAACAAAAACAAATAATTATGGATAAAATACAATTTATGAAAATGTTCTTACAATTAGGTAAGTTTGCAAACTATGATGAAAAAGAAGATTTAGCATTTAAAGAAAGAATAGTGTTTGCTACTGAGGGAATAATAAAACCTTACGATTGGGAAGAACTAACATTTAAGGAAAGACAATTAAGAATGAATAACCTATTAAAACAAATATAATTATGGCAAAGAGATTTACAGACACAGACAAATGGAAAAAAGGTTTTATTAAAAATCTGCCTGCAAAATACAAACTATTATGGTTATATATATTAGATGACTGTAATCATGCGGGAATATGGGACACAGACTTTGAGGTTGCTTCAATTAGAATAGGCAGTAAGATAAGCGAGAAAGAGGCTTGTAAGGTGTTCGCAGAGCAGATAAAGATATTTGATAAGGGTAATAAATGGTTTATACCAAAGTTTATTGACTTTCAATATGGCACACTTAATGAAAACTCAAGACCTCATCAGGCAGTAATTAAGCTGCTAGATAAATATGATGTTTATAATATAGAGGGCATCAGTCCTGTAGATGTTGCAGGGTTTGAGGGGGAGATAAAAAACCCTGTAAAAGTTAAAAGGTTTGTAAAACCAACATTAAATGAGTTAGAGCTTTATTGCGTTGAAAGGCAAAACAAAGTAGACATACAGAAATTTTTTGACCACTATGAAAGCAACGGATGGAGGGTTGGTAAGAATCCTATGAAAGATTGGAGAGCCGCTATAAGAACTTGGGAGAAAAATAGCTTTGAAACTGCTAAGAAGGGTAATAAGTTAGAAAGTCAAATAAGCTCTTGGCAAAAAGCTAGGGACATAATAAGCAAACAGTAATGAAATATATTAAGCAAGAAAATAAAAAAGAGCTTACATTAAAGTGTGTTGATTTAGTTAGTAGGACTTTTGTAGAGTTAGGTCAGACAAAGAGTGAGCAGGAAATAGTTATCCTGTCTCATTCTCTTTGCGAGGATTTATTTGCTGACTTTAAAAACCTTATGTTTGAAGATATACAAATGGCTTTTAGAAAAGGCGTAAGAGATACAGACTTATTTGTCTTAAATGTTAAAACATATTACAAGTGGATAAAAAGTTGGAGACAAGTAATATGGAACGCAAGAAGTGCTGTAGAAAGCTCAGGAGCAGACCCTAAGACTACTGTTGGGTATAGACCTGAGCCAAAATTATTAACAAATAAAACTTAAAAAAATGGAATACAATTCGTTATTTGAACCATTATTATGCATATTTTTGTCAATGTCTTTAGGGCTTTTGTTGGGGACAATATTTACAGTATATGCAACAATAAAAGAAACAAAAGAGCTTAAAAAAGAATTAGAAAAGTTTAGAAGATTATATCATGAAAAAGTAAAAAAATGAATGATGAGTTTTGGAAATGGTTTACAAGAGAAGCAATAAAAAATAATAAAGATTATTATTTGTCTTTATCTCTGAAAGAAAAGATAAAACTTATGCAGTCATTAATAAATTATGACCTGACAACTTACTTTATTATTGCTAAATATTATTTAAACACACCAATAGAAGATGGGGGCGTTTCTCCAAGAGTAATAGACAGGGAGTTTCGTTTAGCAATGAAAAGAAAATATTATTATAACAAAAAAAAGGAAAGGCTATGACTATACTTACAATCGTTTTATCAATTATTGGTTTTTGTTTAATTTTAGAAATACCATTTATTAAAAACTATCTAAAAGAAAAAACAAAAAATCAAAACGATAAAATATTAGACAACATAAAAAAGCATGAAACCCGAACAGGAGGCCTGCATAGTGATTATAAATATGGAGAAAAGAAAAATGAAAGACAATAGAATACCACATTATTATATTGGGAGCAATGGCTATGAGGCAAGAAAGGTTGTTTCAGGTTTTGACTTATCATATAATATAGGAACTGCTGTTACATATTTGCTAAGAGCAGAAAAGAAACACGCTACACCTGTTGAGTGTATTAAAAAAGCTATAGCTCATTTAGAATTTGAGTTGGAAAAAATAAAAGAAAAAGATGACTAGCCCAATCTTTAGAGTTATTATAGAGTTTGGATACAGGACTAAAGGCTCTGTCAGACAATATAAATACTCTAAGATAGATACATTCGTTTTGACAAATGATATTGAGAAAATAAAAACAGACGAAACTCTCTTGTCAAGAATCAAAAGAAAGGCAGGAACAAAAAAAGAAATAGACATAACATTTAGAAACATCTATATTGAGGGTCAATATGGAAACACAACTTATTAAAACTTAAAATTATGGAAACGATATTATTTGTTATTATTGCATTTTATTTAATATTCTTAAACTTAAGGATAAAAGATTTAGAAGAAGATATAAGCACCTGTAATATGGATAAGTCTGAATTAGAAGTTAAGGTTTATAAAAAAATGATGGAGATTCGTAGTCAAATTAAAGAATCTGTAAAACCAATTAAAATTGAGAAACCAAGAAGAAGAAGTACAAAAAGGCGTAGTAAAGTATCTTAAGTTAATGTACCCTAATGCTAGGTACTGTGCGTCTTTAGGAGGCATTAGAACCTCTTATAAACAGGCAGTAAAGGCAAAGGCTACGGGATATGTAAAGGGCTTTCCTGACTTACAAATCTGCGTACCTATGGAGAGGGGGGGTACCCAAGAGGGGGGGGGTATCTATCATGGATTGTTTTTAGAAATAAAGAAGGACAAAAAATCTTATCCAACCAAAGAGCAGAAGGAATGGATAGCATATCTAAACGAACAAGGGTATTGTGCTAGGGTTACTAAAGGGTTAGACGAGAGTATAGAAGTAATTGATAACTATTTTAATAAAAGAATATGAGTATAAATATATACGAAAGAAAAGATATGCGTGGTGGTGGCTATGCAAAGCGTAAGTTTACTTATGCAGAAGCAGAAAAAATAAGAGCCGACTACAAATCAGGCAAGTTCACGCAACATGAGTTGGCATCTGTGTATAAGGTAAGCCAATCTATAATAAATAAAATACTAAGATTTAAAACCTATGTAAAGGTTTAATAGAAAAGTGTGTTCATAATCACTTGTTTTTGTTAATAATGGGGGTAGCCAATGACTGTGTGGGTTGTTGGCTATTTTCTTTTACGATAATTTTTTTTTGATGTTGCAAAAACT